CTTGACCTCATCAGCATATGAGCCAAGACGGTCCTCGCCGTTGATGAGCACCCCAACGATACGGAGTACGGCCCAGGCGTCAGTCTCATTGCCTGCCTGGCTCAGTCGCTCGGCGATCTTCACCAGGTCGACGGATGCCCATTTGAGGTCCGCCGTTATGGACTTGAGGTCGTGCTTTAGCAACTGGGTGGGTTTGTTCATGCCCATTTCTTACAGATCCCCACCGCGCCAAACAATCTGCCCCATCAGCGACATAGGTTCGTCATCCTCATCCAGCCACTGGTCCGGGAATTCGCGTTTGTCGAGGTTGTCGCTGATCAGCCCCCACTGATTCACAGCGCTGGCATGCGAAAGGCGCTTGATTATCACGCCGTCGGCGCCGTTGAGGGCGAAGATTGTGTTGTGGACCGGCTCTTTCTGGGCCTTGTTCAACAGCACCACGTCGCCATCGTTGATGGTGGGATGCATGCTCCACCCGTCGGCATAGAAGGCTTCCAGATATTTCACATTCAAGCCCCTGGCCATGATCCAGGATCGCTTGAACGCCAGATGCCCCTTCACTTCGACGTAGGGGTTCTCGTAGCCGCGGCCCATTGCGCCCCTGGCGCTCTTCAGCGGGACGTGGACGTATTCGTCATCGGATGAATCCGCCGGAGGTTCTGGCTCTGGCTTCGCCTGATTAGACTCGCGCATTTCACCCAGGCCATATTCCAGCCATTCGACGCGAACACCCAGCCAGCGCGCTAGCAGTTCCATGTTGTCACGCTCGGGGATCGATGCGCCGGTCAGCCATTTGTGAGTGGCCTGCTTCTTCGCTCTAGCCCCTAGCTTCTCCAGTGCGCCGTGCAAATCGACATTGCGGCCGCGCTCCTGCCTGATCTCAGGCATTTCGTCCAGTGCTCTATTCAGGCGCGCCGCGAAGGCGTCCCGTATCTCTTGAGTCTCAACCATTGGTTGATGCTTGCACAGAACTTGCGCAACAGTCAGTTGATCATTAATATCAACCGTAAGTTGATGAGCGAGGCTCAATATGGAAACTCCATTCACCTGCCGAGAAGGCTCTGTTGCAGAGGCTGTAGACCTCGCCGGGGGACCAATTGCCGTTGCCAAAGCGTGCGGCAAGAGCCGCCAGGCGGTGGACAAATGGATCCGCAGCGACCAGCTCCCCCGCACCGAATACACCGGCGAAACGCGCTACGCCGAGGTGATTTCCGAACTGGCCGAGGCCCGCGGAAAGCACCTCGATCCGGCCGCGCTTCGCACCAATGCATCCCCCAAAAAATCAGCCGCATAGGAGACCTCCATGGCTACCGAGAACGCAGACCTGACCGAGCAGGAAAGGGCGATTGCGAATGACCTGTTCGCCGAAGTTTTCCCGGACCTGGTGCGGAAAACCGACATGAACTGCCTGGAAGAGGCGGCGACCTGCTGCGTCGCCGCCTTGAAGGCAGGGCTTATTGCTCTGCGGGAATCGAACGGTAATAGGCCGTGAGCCGGGCATGTACGTCGATGATGGCTGCGGCCGCCGCTTCCGAACGAAGTGCGCTGTTGATCATGTTGTGTTCGCCGCTGCCAAAAGCTCCAGCATTTATCAAGGCCATAACGATCTCCTGGGCGGCCATCTCTGGGCTGGCGGTGGGGAAGTTTGTAGCTGTTTGAGACATCGGAACCTCCTGGTTCGCTGTGTTGGGTGAGAGCTTCCAGCCTACCAGTGAGGTTCCGACCTTTACATAGAAACCAATCGCATAGGAGACCTGTGCATGTACGACAACCCCAGCCACCTGAAGGACCGGGAAATCAAGCTGCGCGTCGACGAGACCACGTATGAGCTCATCGGCGCACTGGCTCGGTTCCATCGCACCCAGAAAGCGGTTCTCGTCCGCGACCTGGTGGAAGCCGCCCTGGAACGCCTGGCAGAGAACGATAGCGAACAGCAGACCGTGGCCTGAAGGCCCTGAGAGGGGCCTATGGCACACATCAGCACGACGATCAGCCCAAAGGCCTACGAGGGCCTGACGAGGATGGCGAAAGAGAAAGGGCTCACCCCTGAAGAGGCCCTGGCGGAATTCCTGGAGCAGCAGCTCGCGAGGAAGACCAAGCCGAACAACACCAGGGGAACCGTCCAGCCATTTCGGCGCAGGGACTGATGAGGGCCTGAACAGCCCGAATTGCGGACACAAAAAAGCCGGGATTGCGGCCCGGCTGATTTGCTTCAAATGACGAGGTGATCGTAATGGCGAGAGCCAGGAATATCAAGCCTGCCATCATGGCAAACGAGGACCTGGCCGAGCTCGCCCCGGCCGAGCGTCTTCTGTTCATCTACCTCTGGATGCTGGCCGACCGGGAAGGGCGCTTGGAAGATCGCCCGAAGCGTATCAAGGCCGAAGCCTTCCCCTACGACGATGTCGATATCGACGCCATGCTGGACAACCTGCAGGGCGCCGGATTCCTCATTCGCTACACCGTCGAGTCCAAGCGATACATCCAGATCATCAACTTCACCAAGCACCAGCGCCCGCACAGCAACGAGACCGCCAGCGACATTCCTCCGATGGAGCAAGGGGTTCGTACCGAGCGAGAGCCCGTAATAGAGCCTGTCCAAAGCGCTTCTAACCATGGTGGAAAGGACTTTCAACCAAGGGAAGAAGCACTTCGCTCTGATCTTCTGATTCCTGATCTTCTGATCCCGGATACCAAGACCCCCCCAACCCCCGCCGGGGAGTCGACGCAAGTTCGGGATGACCTGTTCGACCAATTCTGGGCCCTGTACCCGAACAAGACCTGCAAGGCGAAAGCCAGGGCGAAGTGGGTGAAGCTCAAGGTCACCCCCATCCTGTTCGACCAGATCATGTCCGGCCTGAGACGTCAGTGCGCTAGCCAAGCCTGGCTCAAGGATGGCGGCCAGTTCGTGCCACACCCGACGACGTGGCTCAACGGCGAGCGATGGAACGACGAGGTGCGCAGCAACGTTCACCACCTGCCCAACAGTCGCCACCACGGCTTCGCTGAGCGCGACTACTTCGACGGCCTGACCGAGCGGGAGGATGGCACCTATGGCTTCTGAGAAATCCAATGTCGTCGAGCTTCCAGGCCCGATGACCTATCGCGACACCTGCGAGAAGCACGGTGAGTACCAGGGCAAGATCACCGAGATCATGGGCCGCCAGTTCAAGTCTGGTTGCGCCAAGTGCTCGGAGGAGCGCCGAGCCGCTGAGGCCGCCGCCGAGATCGAGGCCAAGGCCAGGGAGGATCGCGAGCGCCTGCAACGCAAGCTGGGCAGCGCGATGATCCCCACTCGTTTTGCCGACAAGACCTTTGAAAACTACGCGGCCAATACGCCGCGGCAGCAGAAGGCTCTCAACGCATGCCGCGACTACGCTGACCGGTTCCCCGAACACTATGACGCCGGCCGATGCTTGATGTTGCTGGGGAGGCCTGGCACCGGGAAAACCCATCTCGGCGCCGCGATCGCCAACGACATCATCCACCGCAGCAGTGCGCTGGCCGTGTATCGCACCGTCGGTGGAGTTCTGCAGTACATCAAGGGCAGCTACGACCGCGATGCCGAGTACACCGAGGTCGAGGCGTTCAAGAGTCTGATCAGCCCCCATTTGCTGATCCTGGATGAGGTGGGCGCCACCAAGCCGACCGAATTCGAACTGGCCACCCTGTTCGCCATCATCAACGGCCGGTACGAGGAGAAGCTGCCGACCGTAGTGATCTCCAACCTTCCTCCGAAAGAACTTCCAGAAGCCATCGGTGACCGTTGCGTCGACCGCCTACGCGAAGGCGGCGGAATCGTCGTCGGGTTCGATTGGGAGTCGGCACGGGGTGTCCAGGCATGACTAAGCCCAACCTCGGCAAGATCGCCACCCAAGGCCTTGAGCACCCGCACCTCTGCGACGAATGCGGAAAGGCCCGCAGCCAGGGTAACCACCAGGCTTGTGCAAAGAAGCGCCAGGCGCGGTATGCAGCGGGGAGGGCATCCCAATGAAACGCTCCTGGAACGTCCTCATCCCCGGTCGCGCGCCCTTCGTGATGATCCTGATGGAAGACTGCGACCCGCTGCAGGTCGTGCAGTCGATCTGGCCGAATGCGGAGGTGGCGTGATGGATCAGCCGCGAAAGTTCTACCAAGCCAGCTATGGCGTTCACCTTCCCTACAACAAGCGCATGTGCTTCGGCTGCAACCAGGTGAAGCCCCGCGACAAGGCTCCGGCGTCCAAAGCTTGGCGCTGCGCTGACTGCAAGGCGAAGGCCGGGGAGGCGCGCAATGTCTGACTTCATTGATCGCCTCAACTCCCCAACAACGCAGGTATCTGACGGCCCTCTTCCCAGCAAGAAAGGCTGGGGTAAGGCTCCGTTCTGCGGGAACAAGGCCCACTACTTCGAGCTCATCTACGACGATTCCATCGGCCCGCATGGGCGCGAGAAGTACTGGGTGGCTCTCTGTGGAGTGGATGCCGTCACCGCGGACAGGGTGCCGATGTTCTCGGCTGGCAGTTGGAAGCGCTGCAAGAACTGTGAGCGGAGGGCAAATCATGGCTAATCCCCGCTTCCCCATCCGCAACGAGACCGACCGCCAGCGCGCCATAGCGATCCTACAGCGCATCGACCTGGCCGAAGGCAAAACATGGTGCCTGCACGACGAGGCCCGCAGCGACGCTCAGAACAGGCGCATGTGGGCCATGTTGCGTGACATCAGCCAGCAGGTGGAATGGTACGGCCGGAAGCTGGACGACGAGAGCTGGAAGCACGTCTTCAGCGCTGCGGTTCAGCAGCAGGATGCCGTCCCGGGAATCAACGGTGGCTTCGTGGTCCTGGGCGTCTCCACTCGCAAGCAATCCAAGAAGTGGTTCAACGAGATGTTCCTGGTGATGGAGGCCTTCGCCGCTGAGCGGGGTGTGAAGTTCACCACGCGGGATTACTGGGAGGGTGCGGCATGAGCAAGTTCAAGGCCGGGGACATTGCGCTTGTGATCGGAAGTCGAAACTTCGGGCGCTGTGTTGACCTAATTTCTCGCCATGTCGGTCCATGTCGAGTTGAGGTGACAGGGAATCGATGGGTAATCGTTCCTGATGGGGTGCCGGCATGGCTCGTAACCGCGAAAGACATGGAGGCCCAGATGACCATGTCCGGGCGAGTCGTGAAAACCGATGAGGTAGTTATCTCCGAGGTGAAGCTTGTTCCGCTCCGCGGCGACTTCCAGCCCGAGCAGCAGAAGAGCAGGGAGGTGGAGGTTTGAAGAAGATAATCCGCTGCCTTGAGCAAACCGCATGGGCCATGTTCATGGGCTGCATATGCGCAGGGCTTCTCGGTGGATTCATGGCAATACTGGCAGGAATCGCCATGGCGTTCGGGGTGAGGCTATGACCGTCTCCGCCCGCCAGCCCCGCCCGAAAAAGTGCCAGAACACCGAATGCGGCACCAAGTTCATCCCGCAACGCTTCGGGCAGCGCGTCTGCTCGCCGGCCTGCGCCATCGCCACCAAGGACAAGCACCAGGCTCCTGCGCGGAAGGCTATCGCCGACCGCAACCGCAGGGAGATTAAAGCGCGGAAGGAGAAGCTGAAGAGCAGGGCGGAGCACCTGCGCGAGGCTCAGCAGGCGTTCAACGAGTTCATCCGCCTGCGCGATGCCGACCAGCCGTGCATCAGCTGCGGCCGCCATCACGACGGCCAGTATCACGCCGGGCACTACCGCACGGTCAAGGCTCACCCGGAGCTGCGCTTCGAGCCCCTGAACGTCAACAAGCAATGTGCCCCCTGCAACAACCACAAGTCCGGCGACATCGTGAACTACCGGATCAACCTGGTGCGCAAGATAGGCGCCGAGAAGGTGGAGTGGCTGGAAGGGCCTCATGAGCCCCTGAAGCTCACCATCGAGGACATCAAGGCGCTGAAGGCCAAGTTCCGGGCCTGGGTGCGTGAACTGAAGGCCGCTACTGAAAACTACAGGGGAGAGACCGCATGAAGCTGAACAGCGCGCGAGAGGCTTGGCATTCGGCGTTCTACTCGCAGTCCGATGGGCAGTGGATCGCATTCGAGCAGCAGCACTACCTCGGGTGCATGGTGCAGATGAGCGAGAGGGACCGCTCAACCCTGGCCGCCATGCACCAGGCGCTTGCCGGGCCCATACAGGGCGCCATTGCCACGCTCCCGGTTCGTCTGCAGGCCTTCGGTCATCACATGTACGGCCCGGGAACCAATCCCGACATCAAGGAAGAAGCCGAGTCGCTGGTATTCGATCTGGCCTACAGCCGCGGCGAGAAAATGTATGCCAAGAAGTTCGAGAAGGCCCGGCATGTAGCTGCTGGTGTTCTGGAGCGCTACCGCAGAATGCACCAGGGAGGGCAGAGTTCCATGTCTGATCCAATGCCGACACCGGAGGCATTCCGCGCATGGATTCTTGCCCGTCATGGCATCGACCTGGACTCGCGCAATTGGGCGAGGGAATGGCAGCCATTCATCGATGCCTGTTTCCTTGCCTGTGACGACCTGGACAAGCAGGCCTTGATCCCGGTGTCGAGCATCCTGGCAGTGATGAAAGACGCTGCTTGAAACGGAACGCTATAACGTATTGACAGAAATGTGCGGCTAGTTCATGCTTTTTCCCATCCTAGAAATTGTCACTTCAGAGCCCGGCCATGCGCCGGGCTTTGTTGTTTGTGGGGTATCCCAATGGAGCCGACGTCGACCGCCGCTGGCGCGCTGCTTGCCAAGTACAGCGTCGCGATAGCCGGCTTCGCAGGGGCCATCCTGTCTCTGTCCTTCCTCCGTGGACTGACTCGCAAACAAGCCAGCGCCGCAGTGATTACAGGCTTCCTGTCCTCGATCTTCACCACCCAGCTGGTGGTGAACTACTTCGGCCTCCCAGCTGATGCCGATTCGAAGAACGGGGTGGCCTTCCTGATCGGCCTCCTGGCCATGAACATCATCCCCGCCATCAAAGCAGCAGCGGAGCGCATTCTCGCTACCAAGGGTGCCTGACCATGATGACCTCCATCCTCATGGGCCTGGACGCCGTGCTTTGCATTCTCGTGGTACTGGCCGCACTGGAGTTCCTGCGCTCAGTCCACCTGTTTGAGCATCCCATCCTGAGCCTGTCGTTCTACCTGGTCGCCACCGGCGCCTTCGGCTTGCTGATGGAGCTGGCAAATGGCTACTGGGTGAGTCCCTGGGCAGTAGTCCTGCACCTGGGCGTCGTGGTCTACGCCTGGTGCCGCCGCAAGCACATCTTCCGGGATGACTGGTCGTGGGATGGTGTGGATCGCCGCCGCCGATTTGGAAAGTAGATAGGAGTAGATATGGCCGGCAGACCAAAGGGGCTGCCCAAGACTGGCGGCCGGAGGAAAGGCACGCCGAACAAGGCCACTGCCGACATCAAGGCCATCGCCCAGCAATACGGCGAAGAGTCAATCATTGGCCTGATCGAGATCGCCCGCGACACCGAGGCGCCTCACGCAGCTCGCGTAGCTGCCTACAAGGACATCCTCGACCGCGGCTATGGCAAGCCGACACAGAGCGTCGATCTTTCGTCTACGGACGGCACCATGACGCCGAAGAGCCTTTCCGACTTCTATGCAGGAATCCCGCCCGAGCCTGAATCCGGTCCTTCGTGACTTTTGGCTGACGCCAGCGCGCAACCGGGTTCTGTATGGAGGGCGGTCGAGCTCCAAGTCATGGGATGCAGCTGGGTTCGCGGTGTTCCTGGCCCAGCAGTGCAAGGTGCGCTTCCTGTGCGCCCGCCAGTTCCAGAATAAGATCGAGGAATCGGTCTACACGCTGTTGAAGGTTCAGATCGAGCGGTTCGGCCTGCGGGATCAGTTCCGCATCCTGGACAACAAGATCATCCACAAGCGGACGGAGAGCGAATTCCTCTTCTATGGCCTGTGGCGCCACATCGACGAGATCAAGTCGCTGGAGGGCATTGATGTCCTCTGGATCGAAGAAGCCCACAACCTTACCGAGGCGCAGTGGGAGATCCTGGAGCCGACGATCCGTAAACAGGGATCGCAGATTTGGGTGATCTTCAACCCGAAGCTGAGTACGGACTTCACCTACAAGCGCTTTGTGGTCAATCCGCCGCCGAACACGGTGAAGCGGCTGATCAACTACACGGAGAACCCTTTCCTCTCCGACACAATGCTTTCGATCATCGAGGCAGCCAAGGAAGAGGATGAAGAGGCCTACGGGCACATCTACCTCGGCATCCCAAGGGACGATGACGACGCGTCGATCATCAAGCGCTCGTGGCTGATGGCTGCGATCGATGCGCACAAGACGCTCGGCATCACTCCATCAGGATCGAAACGACTCGGCTTCGACGTGGCTGACAGCGGTTCGGACGAATGCGCCCAGGTCTTCGCGCATGGATCGCTGGCTACCTGGTCGGACAAGTGGAAAGCCAGAGAAGACGAACTTCTCAAGTCAGCCACTCGGGTTTGGGATGAGGCCAGGAAGCGCGATGCGCTGGTCACCTACGATTCCATCGGCGTGGGTGCTGGGTGTGGGGCCAAGTTCAACGAGCTCAACGCTGCGCGCAAGGATGGGGCCTCGGTGCTCCATTCGAAGTTCAACGCTGGCGGGGCGGTATGGAAGCCCGAGGCGATCTACTCGCACGGCACGAAGAACAAGGACATGTTTGCCAACATCAAGGCCCAAGCCTGGTGGTTGGTGGCTGACCGTCTGCGCAACACCTTCAACGCCGTGAAGAACGGCCACCAGTTCGATGCAGACGAGATGATCTTCATCGACAGCTCCATGCCAAATCTCGACCAGCTGATCGACGAATTGGCCACGCCAAAGCGCGACTACGACAACCTTGGCCGGGTGAAAGTCGAGAGCAAGAAAGACCTGGCCAACCCTAAGCGTGAGGGAGGGCCTATCCCGTCCCCCAACCTGGCGGACGCCTTCATCATGGCCTTCGCGCCCGGCCAGCAGCCGATGCGCATCAACCCGGACCTATTGAAACGAGCATGAGCATCTTCGACTTCTTCAAGCGCCGCGCTGAGCCTATCGCCACGCCGGCGGAGAAGGAGCGGATGCGGATCAACTCGATGGTCCTGGCCAAGGCCATGGAGACTACCAATCCGTCGCTCAAGCGCGTCGATCTTGTGCCGTACGAGCCGCCGGCTGGTGTAGTACCGGCTGCGAAGCTGAAGTCCGTCATGGCGATGGACTCCACGCCCTACGACTACCTGAATCTGACTGGCTTCAGTGGAGGCTTCCCGGGCTACCCTTACCTTGCCGACCTCTCCCAGCGCGCCGAGTACCGCAAGATGGTCTCGCGCCTGGCCGAGGAAATGACCCGGAAGTGGATCGAGATCAAGACCGTCGGCGACGACGACAAGTCGGAAAAGGTCGCACAGCTCAACGACGCTCTGAAGCGCTACAAGGTACGTGAGCTGTTCCGGCAGGCTGCCGAGGATGACGGCTATTTCGGCCGCGGGCAGATCTACATCGAGGTGACGGCGCCGCGCGGCACTATCGCTTCGGATGATCCGGCTGAGCTGGCATCGCCGTTGTTCCTGGCCAAGGAGAAGATCGCCAAGGGCTCTCTGGTCGCTCTGCGCAAGGTCGAGGCCGTCTGGACCTATCCGGGCGTATACCAGAGCACCAACCCCCTGAAGGCCGACTACTACAAGCCTCAGGAGTGGTTCGTCATGGGCCAGTCCGTACACCATTCGCGCATGCTGATGTTCGTCAGCCGCGAGGTGCCGGACATGCTGAAGGCGGCCTACAACTTCGGCGGCCTCTCGCTGAGCCAGATCGCAGAGCCCTACGTTAACAACTGGCTGCGCACGCGCAACAGCGTGGGCGACCTGGTGCACAGCTTCAGCCTGTCGATCCTGAAGACCAACATGCAGTCCACTCTGAGTGGTGCTGCTGATCCAAGCCTGTTCCTGCGGGCCGATCTCTTCAATCAGGTGCGCGACAACCGCGGCCTGATGATGGTCGACAAGGACAGCGAGGAAATCGACCAGATCAACACCCCGCTATCGGGCGTCAACGAACTCCAGGCTCAGGCTCAAGAGCAGATGGCCTCGGTGTCGAGCATCCCGCTGGTGGTGCTGCTTGGTATTACTCCGAGCGGCCTTAACGCCTCCAGCGATGGCGAAATCCGCGTCTTCTACGACTACGTGAAGGGGCAGCAGGAGTCGATCTACCAGGACAACCTGAAGAAGGTGCTCGACATCATTCAGTTGTCCGAATTTGGCGAGATCGATCCGGACATCACCTTTGAGTTCGTCCCGCTGTACGAGATGAGCAAGAAGGAATTGTCCGAGATCCGGAAGGCTGATGCTGACACTGATGCCGTCTACATCGACCACGGCGTACTTGGCCCCGAGGACGTGCGGGAGCGCTTGGCCTCTGATCCGGACAGCCCATACCACGCCCTGGAACTGAGCGATGACTTCGACGCGGACGAAGAACCGGAAAAAGACGCCCCGGACGATCCGGCAGGTTCGTCCTAACGCCGGAATCCGCGCCTGGTACCAGAAGCAGCTCGATGACGCGATCGACGACATGCAGAACTCGGTCGTCTACTGGCTGAAGGCTGCCTACCGTGATACGCCTTTCGCCCAGGATGCCAACCCGGCGACGGTGATGCGCAACGCGATGCGCAGGCTGACTCAGCGTTGGGAGCGTCATTTCGACGTGATGGCCGAGAAACTGGCCAGGCGGTTTGCGGACAAGTCCCTGACTACCTCGGATGTGTCGCTCCGTTCCGCGCTGAGCGACATGGGCTTCACCGTCGAATTCAAGATGACTGAGCCGATGCGCACGGCCTACCAAGGCGTGATCAACGAGAACGTCAATCTGATCCGCAGCATCCCTGAGCAGTACCTGACTCAGGTCGAGACGATGGTGATGCAGTCAGTACAGCGAGGCCGAGACCTTGGATCGCTGACCAAGGACCTGCAGGCCCGCTATGGCATCACGAAACGCCGTGCTGCGCTCATTGCCAGGGATCAGAACAACAAGGCCACGTCGGCAATGACGGCGGCCCGGCAGCAGTCGCTTGGCGTCACGCATGGCATCTGGCGTCACTCTCATGCCGGCGCTGAACCACGGAAGTCACACGTCGCTGCCGACGGAAAGCAGTTCGAACTGGCCAAGGGTATGTACATCGACGGCGAATGGCTGATGCCTGGCGAGGCCATCAACTGCCGGTGTACCTGGTCGCCGGTGATTCCGGGCTTCGACTGAGAGGACATATGGCCACATCAGCCCTGACCGCCACGGTGAAGCTGCGCCGGTGGGTGTGGCCTCTGCTCGTCGCCATCAATTGCGCCCGCTGCCTCTGTGGCAAACCCATCTGGGTGCCGCTCTGGGCTTTCTCGATAAGGATTGAACGTCATGCCGCTGAAGAAAGGCAGTTCCGAGGCTGACATCTCGGCCAACATCGCGGAGCTGATCCGGGCTGGCCATCCACGCGAGCAGGCTGCGGCGATTGCGTATCGTGTTGCCGGCGTGGATGAAGAGAGCCCGATGCGCCCGGCCTATGCCGCCGACATGAGCGACGAGGACTGGGGCAATCTGGTCGACCTCTTCGCCAAGTGGGTAGGCGAGGAAAGCAAAGAGCCTGAGCACGCCCAGGACCTGCTCACGGAAGGCCTCCAGCGCGCGCGTGGCGAGCGAATCGCCTTCGATCGCGCCACGGTACGCCGGATCGACGCCGACGGCCGCCTGCACGTCTCTGTGAGCCCGATCAGCAAGGCGAACGTCTGCCCCTACTTCGGCCGGGAGATTCCTGGCGGTGAAGCGATGGGGCTCGATCCTGACCGGATCTACCAGCTCTACCGCGATCCCGGCGAGTTGGCCAAGGCAGTGGCCTCCTTCAATAGCATCCCGCTGCTGAGCAAGCACATCCCAGTCAGCGCTGCGGATCCGCAGAAAGAGTTCGTGGTAGGGGCTACCGGCAGCAATGCCGAGTTCGTCGACCCCTTCCTGCGCAACAGCCTGGTGATATGGGATGCATCGGCCATTGCCGGCATCAACACCAACGAACAACGAGAACTGTCCTCGGCGTATCGCTACGTCGCGGACATGACGCCCGGCGTTTCTCCCGAGGGCGTGCCTTACGACGGTCGCATGACCGAGATCGTGGGCAATCACGTGGCACTGGTCCCTGTTGGCCGTGCCGGTGCTGACGTCCTCGTCAGCGATTCACTACCCGAGGAACTTACCCCTATGAAACTGAGCAAAGCCGCCGCTGCACGTGCGGCCCTTCATGCCGTCCTGCTGCCGCAGCTGGCTCAGGACAGCGCACCGGCCGACATCCGGAAGCTGACTGCCAAGGTGACCACGGCCGAGAAACTGGCCGAGGACGCCGCCAAGGCATTCCCCGGCGCCAAAATCGACATCAAGGCCCTCACCAAGTCCATCCAGTTCGCCCTGGACGAAGCGGAGGAAGAGAAGCCCGCTGAAGACGAGGACGATGAGGAAAAGGACAAGAAAGCGGTCGATGAGGACGATGAGGACAAAAAGGCTGAGGACGAAGACGACGAGAAGGACGAGCCGAAAGCCATGGACTCCGCCGCCATCGCCCTGATCCGTGCCGACGCCAAGAAGGACGCTCTCCAGGCCGTCAAGGCACTCCGTGAGGCCGAGGCCGATGTGCGTCCCTTGGTCGGCGAGATCGCCGCCATGGACAGCGCCGAGGACGTCTATCGCTTCGCCCTGGACAGCCTGGGCATCGAGCACAAAGGCGTCCACCCGAGTGCCTACAAGGCCCTGATCGCCATGGCCAAGACCAAAAGCGACAAGAAACCGGACAGCTTCGCGATGGACGCTGCCCATTCCAAGGACTTCGCCGCTCGGTTCCCGACCGCCGGCCGCGTACTGAAGGTGTGATGCCATGGGCTTCCAAACCACTGTGAACCAATATCCGGCGCCCGCGGTTGAGGGCGATTTCGCTTCCGCCAACCCGCGCGCTTCTGTGCTCCCGAGCGACGGCATCATGGTCGCTGCCTCCGGTGGCGTGACCGTCGGCCGCTTCGCCTGGGTGTCGGGCAACACCGTCAGCAATGCTGGCTCGGGTGTGCCGGCAGGCTTCATCCATCGCGACCACCAAGCGCTGAACTTCAACCTGCTCAGCGAAGCCACCATGGTGATCCCGCAGGGCTTCGCCGTGACCGTGCACAACCAGGGCGACTTCTGGGCGCGCTCCGCGACCATCGCCACTGTCGGCCAGAAGGTCTTCGCCTCGAACACCGACGGCACCATCAAGACCGACGCCGCGGGCGCCACTGTCGCCGGCTTCACCGAAACCAAGTGGTCCGTGGCCAGCGCTGGCGCTGCCAACGAACTGATCAAAATCTCCAGTTGGGTACTCTGACCATGGATATCCGTTCCGATCTGCACAAGCTCGGCGCCGATTACGGCGTCCACTTCATGGACACCGTGCGCGCCTACCTGGCTGACGGTGTTCGCACCGACTACAACATCGCCATGGACGCCCAGCCCGGCCTGGTGACCGTCAGCAACGCCGGCATTCCGGCGTACCTGGCGAACTACCTCGATCCGGAGCTGATCCAGGTGCTGGTCACCCCGATGAAGGCCGCACAGATCTTCGGCGAGGCCAAGAAGGGCGACTGGACCACCATGTCCAGCCAGTTCCCGGTCGTGGAGTCTACTGGCGAAGTCGACACCTACGGCGACTTCAGCAACGCCGGCCAGTCCTCGGCCAACGTGAACTGGGTGCCGCGCCAGTCCTACCACTTCCAGACCGTCACCCAATGGGGCGAGCGCGAACTGGAGATGATGGGCCTGGGCCGCATCGACTATGCCGCGCGCCTGAACATCGCCAGCGCCCTGACCATCAACAAAGCGCTGAACAAGATGTACTTCTTCGGCGTGGCAGGCATCCAGAACTACGGCGCCCTGAACGATCCGAGCCTGAGCACTCCGGTTCAGCCGCTGGCTACCGGCACTGGCTCCAGCCGCCTGTGGGCGGACAAGGACGGCCAGCAGGTCTACGACGACATCAGCCAAGTGCTGTACAAGCAGCTGCAGGCCCAGCTGAAAGGCCTGGTCGAGCGCGACGTGCGCATGACGCTGACCATGTCGCCGACTGCAGAGGTCAACCTGACCAAGACCAACCAGTACAACGTCAACGTCACCGACCAGCTGAAGAAGAACTTCCCCAACCTGCGCATCGAGACCGCTGTCGAGTACAGCACTACCTCCGGTGAACTGGTCCAGCTGATCGTCGACGAGATCGAAGGCCAATCGACCGCCTACGCAGCCTTCACCGAGAAGATGCGTGCGCACCCGGTCAAGGTCGGTCTGTCGTCCTTCAAGCAGAAGAAATCCGCCGGCGGCTGGGGCACCATCATCCGCCGCCCCGTCGCCATCGCTCAGATGCTGGGGGTGTAATCCATGGCAACCGTAATCGTAGGCTGCAAGCTCCCGCACGGACTCCACGCTGAACTGAACGGCAAGGTCGTCACCCTGGTCGGCTCCAACAGCTCCAGCCTCATCGGCGGCTTCGGCATCACCCGCGACGTCGACAAGGACTTCATCGAGGCGTGGCTGAAGGCTGAAGCGAAGAACCCCATCGTCGCCAACGGCCTGGTGTTCATCGCCAACAGCGAGCGCGAAGCCGACAAGACCGTCGCCGAGCGTGAACGTGAAGCCAATGGCTTCGAAGGCATCGATCCCAAGAAACCCGGGAAAGACCTGAAGCCGGCCGAAGCCGAGGAGTAAGCCATGGGCGTCGTCGTCTTCGATCCGGCGGCGTTCAAGCAGCGCTACCCGGAGTTCGATTCCGTTTCGGATAGCCTGCTGACCGCTTACTTCTACGAGGCGACGATCTACCTGGACAACACCGACGAGAGCCGGGTGACCGACCTCGGCTTTCGGACGGTGCTGCTCTGGATGCTCACGGCGCACATCGCGGCGATCAATGCTGGGGTGAATGGCGAATCCGCCTCGCCTCTGGTGGGGCGGATCAACAATGCCACGGAAGGATCAGTCTCTGTCGGAACCGACATGGGGCAGGTTCCTTTCACGGCGGCCTGGTTCCTCCAGACCAAGTACGGGGCTGCCTTCTGGCAGGCTACGGCGCCGTTCCGGACCATGCAGTACATCCCCGGCCGTTCCCGCGAGATCACGTGGAGGAATCGTTTCCCATGGGTGCCGTGAAAGGTGGCGACCGGATCAGCAAGTACATCCGTGACCTGGCGACTCGACTGAACGACAACGAGATCCTGCGCGCCGGCTTTCTAGAGGGGGCGACCTATCCCGACGGCACGCCTGTCGCGTTGGTCGCCGCGGCGAACGAGTTCGGCGACCCCGCCATGAACCGGCCACCGCGGGCGTTCTTCCGTGAAGCGATTGCGGCGAACGGGAAGCGTTGGGCCAAAGGCCTGGGCAAACTCATCCATGCCGGAAACAGCACCGACAGGGCCCTGGCGCTCACCGGGGAACTGGTGCGTGCAGACATCCAGGATTCGATCCGGAAGTTCACGTCGCCGCCGCTCTCTCCGCGCACCCGGAAGAAGTCGGCAAAGGCCGGCTTCGACAAGCCCCTGATCGACACCGCTCACATGATCAACAGCGTCGACTACGAGGTCCGCAAAGATGAACCTGCGGGGAATAGCTAACAGCGTCACGCAGGCTGTGAACCCGAACATCCCGGCGCAGATCAAGCCTTCCAGCGGCGGATGGGTGACGAATCCTGATGGCACGCGAGAGCCGCAGTTCGGCGATCCGGTCGATGTCGCGGTTCAGCGCCAGGCGCTCACCCAGAAGGACCTGATGCACATCGACGGGATGAACCTGTCGGGTGTGGTCGCGCTGTTCTACATCAACGGCAACTGGTACAGCGTCAACCGTCCGGACGGTAAGGGCGGGGACATCATCCTGATCCCCTCGAAGTCGGAAGAGTGGCTGGTCGTGGCCGTGACGGAACTGTGGCCAGATTGGACGAGGGTTCTGGCATGCCTGCAACTGTCAACGTAACTGAGTCCGACCTGTTTGCCGGCTTGCGGTCGTTCCTGCTCCAGGTCCTGGGCAACAACTTCCAGGTCTTCAAGGCCCAGGGGAACAAGGTGGCGATGCCCAAGGGCTCCTTCGTCATGATGACGCCGCTGTTCATCGACGGCCTGTCTACCAACGTCGTGACCTACAGCCCTGATGACGATGAGCGACACGACACCCGAACAACTCAGTTCCGGGTTCAGCTTGACGTCTACGGACCGGATGCCTCGGCCAACTCGAACATCATCGCCACCCTGTTCCGCAGCGAGTACGCGACTGAGCAGATGGCTTCCGGGCCGTTGCAGCCGTTCTACGCAACCGATCCCAAACAGAACGTCATGACCAACAGCGAGGCCCAATACGAGGACCGCTGGACGTTCGAGCTGTACATGCAATTCAACCCCATCGTCACTTCGCCGCAGCAGTTCGCTGATGACCTGCAGATCGGTCTCGTCGAGGTCGACACCAAGTTCCCGCCGGAGAACCCTGATGTCCACTATCCCAATCTCCCAGATTGTCCAAGTCAATCCGGGCGTGCTGGCTGCTGCCGGTAGCGCGGTCGACCTGAATGGATTGATCCTCTCGCAGAACGCCTCCCTCCCTACTGGTCAAGCCGTTCCCTTCGCTACCAAGGAAGACGTGGCCGACTACTTTGGCGCTTCTTCGGTCGAAGCGCAGATGGCCGCCATTTACTTCAGCGGCTACACCAACTGCACCAAGCGCCCGGGGTTGCTGTACTTCTGGGCCTATCCGACCACTGCTGTGGCGGGTTTCATGCGGGGCGGTGATCTGTCGTCGATGACGCTCACCCAGCTGAAAGCCCTGTCGGGCGTACTGACCATCACCATCGACGGCACTGCGAAGACGTCCAGCAACATCAGCCTGACCGCTGCGACCAGCTTCTCGAATGCCGCGACCATCATCCAGGCAGCCTTTACGGGCTTGGGCGGCACCGTGACTTACGATGCGCAGCACGCAGCCTTCGTGTTCACTTCCAGCACCACCGGCGCCTCGTCCACTGTCAGCTTCGCGTCTGGCACCCTGTCGGCGAGCCTGAAACTCACCCAGGCAACGGGCGCCGTGACTTCCGCTGGCGCCGTCGCTTCGACGCCGGCGACCGCCATGCCCGCGGTGGTGGCATCCACCCAGAACTGGGGTTGCTTCAGCACCACCTGGGAGCCGGTGACCGCAGACAAATCGGCCTTCTCTGATTGGACGAACGCTCAGAACGACCGCTACGCCTATGTGGGTTGGGATACCGACGTCAACGCGAAGGTGGCCGGCAACACCACCACCTGGGGTTACTACCTGCAGACCAATCAGCTGGTCGGCTCGATTCCGGTATTCGGCAACCAGACTCATGCGGCCTTCGTGCTGGGCTTCGCCGCCTCCCTGGACTTCGACCGCCTGAATGGCCGCGCTACCCTGGCGTTCCGCAACCAGTCCGGCCTGGCGGCTTCGGCGAGCAATGCGTCGGATGCGTCGTCTCTGGAGGCAAACGGTTACAACTTCTACGGCATCTACGCGAACGCCACTCAGAACTTCAACTTCATGTACCCGGGCAGCATCTCTGGCGAATGGGATTGGGTGGATTCGTACCTGAACCAGATCTGGCTGAACGCCAACCTGCAGCTGGCGATGATCACTCTGCTGCAGAACGTGGGCTCGATTCCCTACAACAACCAGGGCTATGCCCTGATCGATGCGGCCTGCCAGGATCCCATTTCCGCCGCGGTGAACTTCGGCGCCATTCGCACCGGTGTGGCCCTGTCGGATGCCCAGAAGGCCGAGATCCAATTCGCCGTGGGTTCGGACATCAGTCCCGCTCTGGAAGCCAAGGGCTACTACCTGCAGATCGTGCCGGCCACCGCTGCCATCCGTGCGGAACGGCGCAGCCCGAGCATGACGCTGTACTACACCGATGGCGGCAGCGTTCAGCGCCTGACTCTCGCCTCGATCGAAATCCAGTAAGGAGCGCACCGAATGGCAACTATTACTTCGGCGAACTCCAGTCTCGCCATCGCGGTAACCGACCTGTACCCGTCGCCCCAGAGCATCCAGGGCTATGCAGCGGATGATGCATTCACCGCAGACGCCGTGGAGCAGGCCGAAATCGTCATGGGCGTGGACGGGCACATGTCGGCCGGCTTCATCTTCAACCCGACGCGCATGACGATCACGATCATGCCGGACTCGCCATCCCTGATCATCTTCGAGAACTGGCAACTGGCCCAGCGCACGGCGCGCGAAGTCTACCGCTGCAATGGAACGGTGATCCTTCCTGCCATTGGCCGGAAGTACTCGCTGCAGAACGGCGTACTCACCAGCGGCAACCCATTCCCGGGTAACCGCCGCACCCTGCAGCCGGTGCCGTTCATCATCACCTGGGAACGCGTAATCGCGGAGAACAACTGATGGCTCGCAAGACTGCTCAGTACCAGGTGACGGACGCCGGGCGTGACAAGGGCAAGGTGTTCGTCATCACCGAGATGCCGGCATCCCAGGCCGAGAAATGGGCCATGCGTGCGTTCCTGGCAATGGCCCAATCGGGCGTCGAGTTACCCGATGGGGTGGCTGACCTCGGCTTCGCCGGCATCGTGCGCATGGGCGTCCAGGCGCTGGCCAAGATTCCGTTCGACCAGGCCGAGCCGTTGATGGACGAGATGATGGCGTGCGTGCAGATCATGCCCAGCACATCCAACCCGTCCATCGTCCGCCCGCTGGTGGAAGACGACATCGAGGAGATCGCCACCCGGCTGAAGATCCGCGCGCAGGTGCTGAGCCTGCACTCGGGTTTTTCTATCGGCGACGGTCAATCGACTTCGGCCCCGTCGCCGGCATAAGACGTCACGGCATCGTCGACTACCTGAACCTGCCGCCCACCATCGCCACGGTGATTTCGTCTCGCCTTGCGACTCTCCATGAACTCGACACCGTCTATGGTCTCGAGGACCTATGGTGGCTGATCGAGGTCAACTCGGTTGACACCCACAACCGCAATCTAGCCGCCCAGGAATAACGCATGGCCACAGTAATCGATGCTCTGGTGGTCACGCTGGGGCTGGATTCGTCCGGCTTCAAGAAGGGCGAGAAGGAAGCGGCGGATGCGCAGAAGCGCTTCGTGCGTGAATCCGAGGCGAGCGCCAAGCAGATCGCCGCCCAAGCCAAGGTCATGTCCGAGGGCTTCCGCCGTGTGCGGAACGAACTCCTCGGCCTGTTCGCCGTGGCCATCGGTGCCAACGGGCTGAAGGACTTCATCGCCAGTACGGTGAAGGGACAGGCCGAACTCGGGTATCTGTCCAAGAACCTGGGAATGAGCGCCCGGGAACTGGATGCATGGGGCAAGACGGTCAAGACCGTCGGCGGCTCCGCTGAAGGCTTCCAGGCCAGCCTGCAGAACATCGCGTCCGGCATCGAGGCGTTCAAGCTCGGCGAGGACTCTCCAGTGGTGGGGATGTTCCGCGCCATCGGCGTGAACGTAGCCGACTCCGCCGGCAAGATGCGCCCATTCAAGGATATTCTCCTTGATGTAGCCGATGCTCTCCAGCGGTATGACCCTCAGGACCAGATCCGTATAGCCCAAGGACTTGGACTTGACCAATACACCCTGAACCTCCTGCGTCAGGGCCGACAGGCAGTGCAGGACCTAAATGGCGAGATGTATCGCTCTTCGGGGGTGACCGAAGAGAGCGTCAAGCGCGCCCAGGAAGCCCAGCGGGTGTGGGGTGAGTTCACTGCTCAGGCCAACGGTGTTGGACAGGCCATCTTCGAGGCCATGGGCCCTGCATTGGTCGAGTTGACCAAGGATCTGCGCGATTTCGGCGCCTGGGTGAACGAGCACCGGGCCGAGATCCAGAAGTTCTTCACCGACCTGGTGGAAGGCGGCAAGGATCTTGTCCAGATGCTCCGGGACCTGGATCAGGACACTGGCGGGGCGACCACCAAGATCCTGGCCCTCGGCGCGGCATTTGCCGTGGCCTCCAAGGGGATTGGCATGTTCCTGGGGGTGGGTGGTAGCGCACTGGCCATGGCATCGCGCCTTGGAGCGATAGGGATCGCTGGATACGCCGGTTACCAGGCCGGCACCTATCTCAACGACAACTTCATCAGTGGCACGGCGGTTGGTGACTTCATCGGAGAATGGCTGAACCGCGGCGCTGCTGCTCTCGGAGTTGAGAGTGCCCAGGATTCGGTCAACACCATGGATGCGGCCAATGGCAAGGTCAACGGTGGCCGAGCCATGGCTGACTACGTGGCCAACTACTTCCAGTCGAAGGGCTGGAGCCGTGAGCAGGCAGTGGGGATTGCCTCGAACCTGAGCGTGGAGAGTGGTTTTAACCCCTCTGCGGTTGGCGATGGCGGGAAGGCCTATGGGCTTGCCCAATGGCACCCCGACCGCCAGGCGGGGTTCCGGGCATTCGCCGGGAAGGACATCCGAGCCTCATCCCTGGACGAGCAGTTGGCGTTCATCCACTACGAGCTCACTCAGGGGCAGGAGAAGTCTGCCGGGGATGCGCTGCGCAAGGCTCGATCTGCCTACGAGGCTGGTGGGATTGTCTCTCGGCAATACGAGCGCCCTGCGCGAGCAGATGCTGAAGCAAGCCGCCGTGGGATGCTGGCCCAGTCGATCTACGGAACGACTGCTGGCGATCAGTTCCAGATGACCGCCGAGGAAAGGTTGGCCCTGGAACGCGATCAGATGGGCGTGCGCCCAGGCGAGATGCGCATCGGCGCCGGGGCGAACGTAGCTCCCTCGCAAGTCTCTACGACGACAAGCGAAGTCAACATCCAGCAGATGACCGTCAACACGCAGGCCACTGATGCCCCAGGAATTGCCAGGGATATGGGTGAAGCGCTGCGCCAGAACCAGTTGATCAACTCTTCCGCCACGGGGATGAACTGATGTCCTTGATCGACTTCCCTGACGTTCCCATAGCGCCCGGCGTTCCCGATGTGCGCCGGAGCGCGGTTGGTATTGGCGCGGTCAGCGATATTCTGGGGACTATTCTAGGGGCCGACTTCTTCGGCTTCCTGGACGGTGTTCTTGGGCCGGAGTGGGGGCTGTACGACAAGAACGGCGCCCAGATCATCCTGCCTGACTCGGTGATCGCCTTCGACTACCGCGGCGAACAGCGCATCTCGAAGTACCCGGTCGAGCTCGGTTCGTTCTCGTCGTACAACAAGGTCGCGCTGCCCTATGACATTCGCCTGTTGATGACCTGCGGAGGCCAGGGGGTGATGGGGCGGGATCAGTTCCTTCAGCAGTTGGAACTGCTGAAGGAAACGACCGAGCTCTATGACCTCGTTACCCCAGACTTCACCTACCAGAACGTCAACCTGGTGCGCTTCGACTACAGGCGCACTTCGAACCAGGGCGTCACCCTGCTGACCGTCGATGCCCAGTTCGAAGAGGTGCGGCAGACGGCAGTGGCGATCTATTCGGCCACCGCAGAGCCCCAAGGGCAGCCGGTGACGAGCATCGGCGCTGTCCAACCTGTAACGCCCAATACCCAGCAGGAAGCGTCCTTCGACGCCAGCGCCATTGCCTAGAGAGCCCCATGCAGATCATCCCGCTCGCTGCCGTCGCTTCGCAGACGCTGAAGGTCGTTCTTGCCCAGCAGAATTGCGTGCTGAACGTCTACCAGAAGTCGACCGGCATGTACCTGGACGTGAGCCTAGAGGGCGAAACCATCCTGACTGGGGTTCTCTGCCGGGACCGCGTTCGGTGCGTGCGTCAGGCTTACCTGGGGTTCGTCGGTGATCTGGCCTTCATGGATACCGAAGGCACGGATGATCCGGTTTTCTCCGGCCTCGGCAGCCGCTGGGTGCTGATGTACCTGTCACCGGAAGACCTGATCGAGAAAGCCGCTCGGGCCTCAATCGACTTCCAGTCGAGGATCAACGCCGCCAACACATGGGCCGCTGCTCATCCTCTCGTGCTAACTGGCGCCCTGGCGAATGGGATTCAGGGAGTGCCGTATTCGTCATCGATCACCCTGCAAGGGCAGATGGCCAATTCCGCCCTTTCGTGGAGCGTGGTCGGTTCGCTTCCGGCCGGCCTGTCCCTGGATGGTTCGACCGGCGTCATCAGCGGTACTCCGACCGCCGGCCTGACGATCGTCTCGTTCACGTTGAAGGCAAAGGACAACCTCGGTCGCACCGCAACCTCCGCGCAAACCGTGAAGATTGGCCAGGCCTTCACCATGGCTACCCAACTACCCGGGATCATGTCGCTGACGCGCCCGAGCATTGGCACTTACTTTGATCCGACGGCAGTCCTGCAGGTTGCGGCGAATGACCAACCCCGCTTCGACTACGACCCGGTCACGCTGACACTGCGCGGGCTGCTGATCGAGGAGCAGCGCACGAATCTGTTCTTGCAATCGACAAATCTTACGTCGGCCTCCTGGGTGAAGGGCCAATTCACCGTAGCCTCCGGGCAGCCTTCGGTGTTCGGGGATAACTCCGCGTTCAGTTTGGCGCCGACATCAAACGGCATTCAGCCGCAGTTTTATCAGTCGGTCGGAATTTCAGGCACCGTCCAAACAATCAGTTGGATAGTGAAGTCGGACGGGGCTACCGCCGCCTACATTCAACTACAGGGTGCAACAACTATTAACTCGGGGTGTCGCGTCCTGGTCAACTTGGCGAATGGCGTTTTGAGTGCCATAAGCTATTTTGGCTCTGGCTTCAATAATGCCGTGGCAACGGCTATACCCCTTGGGAATGGGCGCTGGCTTGTTTCTCTTACCGCAACCACGATCACTGGGGAGAACATTCGCGGACTTATTGGCCCGTCTACCTCTTCGTCTTCGGTAACTACAGTCAATACGACGGATGGGTTAATCGTCGAATGTCCTCAGTTCGAGGCAGGCGCCTTCCCCACCAGCTATATCCCCACCACCAGTTCCCAGGTCACCCGCGCTGCTGACGTGGCCACAATCACGGTGCCTTCCGGTTTCACCACGCAGACCTATGGCTTCGACGACGGTACGTCTGCGCAGGAAACTGTCAGTGCTGGGCCGCACACCATTCCGACTCCCACTGCACCGAAGCGCATCAAGACGATTGCGGTGACTGCATAGGCCCTCTGATCGCAGATATGCTTGGGCCAGGTACTCAGTGGAGATGGACATGAAGGCATGGGTATTGGCGGTCGCCTTGATGGCGCCCGCAGCAATGGCGGAACAGATCAGCGCGGACAAGGTGCTGCTGATGACCTGCATGAAGATGGAAAAGTCCATCCCGGTGGAACAGCGAATCCCGGCACCTTCTGAGCAGGAGTGCATATTGATCCGCCACGCCAAAGGAGTTCCTGATAGCGCGGAGCCGAAAGTTGGATCGGCTAAGCCGGCGCCGGTGATGAAGTCTGCCCAACAGGCCGAGGCGGACCGCATCACGCTCGGATGTGTACGGCAATCCAATGGCTATGCCTGGATCGTTTCGGCGAGGCAGGAAGGCTGGACATTGGAGCAGGCCAAGGCAGGTATCGGCCGGCAGCTTGCCGATGCTGGGCTGTACGACATGCCCCATCGCGTTTGGGCTGATCGAATCACCGATCACGTCTTTGCTGATAATCGGACATTCCTCACGACGCCAAACAGCGCTGCTGCCGCCTACTACGAGCTTTGCCTTCGTTCACCCACCGAGTACTTGGTCAAATAGGATCGCCCCATGAGCTTCGTTACGAGGGAAATCGAACTGACATTTCGCCTTCGTGACGGGAGCTTGAACGACCAGGGCCAAGACAAGGTTTCTCTTCGCGGCCATCGGGTAGAGCTGATCCTGGCACAGTCCGGGGGCATCCTGACCTTGGGCGAGCTGCAACTGCGCGTGTTCGGCATGAAGATGACCGACATGAACAAGTTCAGCACCAACCAGCTGCATGCCCTGGCCGTTCGCGGGGCGGAGATCAGCGTCAGCGCAGGCGACCCCATCAAGGGCGTCAAGAAGATTTTCGACGGGACCATGATCGCCGGTGTGGTGAATTACTCCGGGGCTCCCGACATAGCCTTCGACCTGAACGCAAGGCCGGGCTACCTGTTTCAGGTGGCACCGGCTGCAGCGAATAGCTACGAAGGCAGCACTGACGTAGCGACGATCGTCGAAGCCCTGGCCAAGCAGATGGGCTATGGATTCGAAAACCACGGCGTCTCGGTGCAACTGAGCAACCCAAACCTTCCGGGAACGCTGATCCAACAGGTCAAGTCGGTGTGCAACGCCGCCAGGGTGCTCTGCAAGATCGAGAACGGCATCCTCTCCATCTGGCCGAACGGTTCGGCTTTCGGCGAGGACTTCCTCCAGATTTCGCCGGCCACCGGCCTCGTTGGCTACCCGGTCTTCACCAGCACAGGCATTCAGATCGTCACTGAGTTCAACCCCGAAGCCTCTCTTGGGCGGCGCGTGCAGTTGGACAGCTCGGTCGAGAAAGCCCGCGGCGAGTGGGTAATCCACTCCATGCGGCACGAACTGAGTACGGTGTATCCCCAAGGCCCCTGGTTCACCACGATGCATCTCGCGAAAGAAGGACTGGTCCTGAATGTCTCCAAATGGTAGCCAGCCGCTTCTCGGCTCATCCGACAAGAACAGCGACATCAACGCGCTGGAGGCTGTCATTCGTGCGTTCTTCAGTGGGCGCTGGATGGCCAGGCCGGTGAAGGTTATTTCGGTCACGAATGCGGGTGGGGTTTCTCCGATTGGCTACGTGAGCCTGCTTCCGCTTGTGCAGCAGATCGACGGTGAGGGCGATGTGACGCCGCATGCGACCATCTACAACGCACCCTACATGCGCATCCAGGGCGGTGCTAACGCGGTGATCCTCGATCCCCAGGCTGGAGACATCGGCATTGCCGTGTTCTGCGACCGCGACATCAGTGCAGTGAAGTCGTCCAGAAGCGAGGCTCCCCCGGGCTCAAGTCGACAGAACGATCCGGCCGATGCGGTCTACCTCGGCAGCATCATCGCTGCAGCGCCGGCGCAGTACGTCCGTTTCAATGAAAGCGGGATCGAGTTGGTGTCACCGACACAGGTTCACATCCAGGCACCTGCGGCAGTGATCGATGGCAACACCACCATCAACGGCAATCTGTCCGTGAACGGTGGCACTGTGAAGAACGACGGCGTGTCGATCGACAAGACGCACACTCATTCCGGCGTGGCGAGCGGAAGCGATACTTCTGGTCCTCCGAGTACTTGAGGTGATCTCAAGTCATCGGGATTACACCTTGGGCACCAGTCACACCCATGCGTCACGCAGACATCTCGGAACTGGTCCTGTAGCGCTCCGGGATGTTCCCGGGTAAGAGCCCAGCCAGTGTATTTGGCTGCGAAGGCGCAGGGGATGATCAGCATGTCCTTCTTGCCCAGATGTGGAATCTTGACGTGCACCTGCGGAATCCCAAGCGGGAACTGGGTTGGGAAGACCACGTGGCAATGCGACCGGTAGTCCTTCACCCGGAATGACTCGTTCAGGCAGTGCAGCACCTGCAGCACGTTGCCATCGTCCTTGAACAGCCGTCCCCTGACGGAAAAGAACGTTCCTTTCACCCTGGCCAGCATGTCGGCGATCGATACCGCCCTGGCGATGTCCGGCGCCGTCGCTTCGAACGCCGCCACGTGATAGTCGACGTTGCCCTTGGTTACCTCCACGAAGTAGCTGGCCCGTCGCGCCAATGAGAGCGCGATGGGGTAATCGGCTGCGCGTGAGGACTGGAAGGCAATGACCAGGGCGTAGCGCTGGGAGAGGTCGGGAAGGTCTGGCATCTCAACTGGAAGATTCAATCGGAACCTCACATGGCAAGCACACTGCTACTCGACCGCAGCGCATGGGATTTGGTGTTGGATGGGGAGGGGAATGTGGCCCTTGCTACTGAACCCTATGCCATCGCCCAGGACGTCGCCAGCGCCGTCCGTACGTTCCTCGGGGAGTGCTGGTACGACACCACTCTCGGATTGCCGTACTGGCAGCAGATTCTCGGCAAGTACCCACCGATTTCCCTCATCAAGAAGAAGATCGAAGTGGCGGCCCTGACGGTGCCCAAGGTGGCACAGGTCAAGACCATCGCCGTTTCGTTCACTGAGCGCGGCCTGACCGGGCAGATCCAGATCATCGACACCGACGGACAGGAAGCGGGAGTCTCGTTCTAATGACCACCAACGTTCCCAGCGTGGTAATCGATGCCAACGGCGTCACCCTGCCGCAGGAAACCGACATCCTCACGGGTGTCCAGGCCGACATCAATCAGGCATTCGGCGGCGGCGTAAATCCAGGCCTGACCACCCCGCAAGGGCAGATCGCCCAGACCACCACCGCCATCATTGGCGACAAGAACGACCAGATTGCCGAAGTGGTCAACAACGTCGACCCGGATAAGGCCGATGGCCGGTGGCAGGATGCAATCGGAAGGATCTACTTCCTTGAGCGCATCTCTGCTTCTGGAACTGTGGTCACCGGGACCTGCACAGGCCTGGTCGGCACCGTCATTCCTGCCGGTTCGGCCGCCCAGGATACTAACGGCTATATCTACTTCAGCCTGTCTGATGCGACGATCCCGTCCAGCGGTTCAGTGGATGTGGACTTCCAGAACTCGACTACTGGTCCTATCGCTTGCCCGATCGGCAACCTGGCGAAGATCTACTCCGCGGTGCCTGGCTGGGATCGCGTGGAGAATCTTGCCGCCGGAACGCTGGGGACTGACGTCGAGTCGCGCGCCGATTTCGAGTACCGGCGCAAATTGTCCGTGGCGGCCAATGGGGTGAACTCCACGCAGAGTATCCTCGGCCGCGTACTGGCTGTAGCGGATGTCCTCGATGCCTTCGTGGTCGACAACCCTGCGGGCACGACGGTGAACTACGGAGCCACGAGTTACCCACTGGCTCCCCATTCCGTGTATGTCGCCGTGGTCGGCGGCGTAGCAGCAGATATCGCCGCAGCGATCTGGGGCAAGAAGTCACTGGGCTGCAACTACAACGGCGACACCAGCTATGTCATCGAGGATTCGGAGGGCTACGAGAAGCCCTATCCGCAGTACACGGTGACCTGGAAGACGCCTGATGCGACTCCGGCCTTCTTCAAGATCCAGATCGCCACCGATCCGCTGCTGCCGGCCAACATCGTGGACCTGGTTCGGGCAGCAGTGGTGAATTCCTTCAATGGAGCGGATGGCGGGAGCAGGGCGCGTATCGGCTCGACCATCTACGCCGGGCGGTACTACGCTGGCGTTGCCGCCGTGAATTCGAACGTCAACATCGAATCGATCACCATGGGCTTCGATTCGTCAGCAGCAGCTGTTTCTCTCGCCTTCGGGATTGACCAGCGTCCGACTCTCGACAGCTCCAACATTCAGGTGCTCCTGGTATGAACAACTATCGGGACACCTTTCTAGCGCAGTATGCAAATAGCCCAACGATTACCGGGCTGCTGCAGTACTTCAACGAGAGTATCGATCCATCGGTCGATATCGATGCGTTCTATGACGTGGTGTGGAACGTGGCCACGGCCCAGGGTTTCGGCCTCGACATCTGGGGGAAGATCGTCAACGTCTCCCGCCTGCTGCAGGTCGACCAAGCTGTCACCTATTTCGGGTTCGACGAGGCCTTCACCGAAGCCACTGCTTCTACCGGTGTGCAGCCATTCGACCAGGCACCGTTCTATGACGGTCCGCTGCCCACGCAAACCTACGAGCTCTCGGACGAAGCCTATCGGCAACTGATTCTGCTGAAGGCGATGTCGAACATCTCCGACTGCACAGCACCGTCAATGAACCGGATGCTCCGCTTCATCTTCGGCAGCAAGGGGCGTTGTTACGTCCAGGATACGGGCGGGATGGGAATGCGCTTCGTATTCGAGTTCGATCTTTCGGCGGTCGATGCCGCAATCATCCTGCGCTCTGGTGCCATAGCCAGACCGGCAGGCGTGGCACTGAGCATCATCCTTCAACTCGATCCATCTACCACTTTCGGCTTCGCAGAAGCCGGCGGACAACCATTCGACCAAGGCGTTTTCCTCGGAGAAGGCGGAGTCATCTATGCAAGCTAGTAACGTACCCGGCAAGATCCAGAAGCCGTTCGCTGATGATGGCGATAAACAGACTATTCCCGTTGCATCGCAGATTGGCGTGACTGATGGACGGGCATCGTATACCGACGGTTTTCCGCCGCTGACTCGCACGCCCATTGTGGCAGGTGGTGTTCCTCCTTTCGGCACGGACATGAATGGCATCCTGAATGCCATCACTGCCGTTCTGCGCTGGCAGAATGCTGGCGGCCAATTCAACTATGACGGTGCCTTTGCTGCGGCCGTGGGCGGCTATCCGAAGGGAGCGCTCCTGCAAAAGTCCGATGGCTCCGGCTTCTGGCTGAGCACTTCAGACAATAACTCCAACAATCCGGATACGGGCGGTGCAAACTGGGCCGATCCTGGTGCCGGCCGCCTACTTCGCCGTAGCGTGTATTACCTCGTTGGCGGTGTACAAACCGTTTCCTATGACGGCGCTTCTGGCACTACGACCGGTGCAACTGTATTCACGTCGCTGCCGCAGACCTCGAAGATTCGAGTTCGAATTTCTGGCGCGGGTGGCGGTGGCGGTGGCGCAGGTTTCACGTCCTCCACGACCGTATCTCTCGGGGGTGGCGGCGGTGCAGGTGCTTATGCAGATCTATTCCTGACTACAGGATTTTCTGGTGGTGTTCCTGTCACTATCGGAGGTGGCGGAAACGGAGGATCTATTACCCCCAGCAACGGCTCGTCTGGAGGAACCACTAGCTTTGGCTCAATATCTTCCTGCGCTGGAGGCAGCGGTGGTGTGGGGGCGGGTCAACTTTCGACTTCATTTACTGCAGCAGGTGGTGGCGGAGGTAACGTTTACGGGACTAATTCATTCGTCGGCGGCCAAGGGGCTCCTGGTGTATTTGGAGTTTCCTTCGGGCCCTCGACGTATAACTCAGGGAATGGCGGGAATTCCGGGTTTGGCTATGGTGGTGGGTTTTCTGTTACCTCTACTACCAAGGCAGGCAATGCGGGGCAGTTTGGTAGCGGCGGCAGTGGTGGGGTTAGCAATAACACCCCAGCCGCTGGCGGAGTGGGTGGAAGAGGTGGGGATGGTCTGATTATCGTAGAGGAGTATGCATAATGGGCGTGTACGTGCGCATTGAGGATGGTGTAGTCGTTGAGGTAATCAATGGCGTTCTTTATGAGGCGCCTGATGAGAATTTCCGGAAAGTCTATGGAGAAGAGCCCTACCAGGCAGCAATGGCCCTGGCAGGACATGAGATTCCTATGGAGCATCGATTCTCAGCTGAATTCCTGGCTGATCTGATCGAAGTCTCTGAAACTGAAGAACGGCCATCACAAGGATGGCTGTTCGATGGAACATCGTTTATGCCTCCTGAAGAAAGTTATTAACGTTTTCTTCAGGGCAGAATATGTGATTCCATCCATCTTTGTGAAATTTTACGCTCTCTTGGAGGATGGCGCCTTGTTCATTCATGACAATATCTTTGTATTTGAATCTTTTTATGAATTCATTCAGATAGTCGTTGTCTGCCGCTGGTAGTATTTCTATAAAAATTACCGGCCTGCACCTGCGAATAGTTTTCTCTGCCCCCCTCAGAACTTCTGCCTCATGGCCTTCTACATCAATTTTTATTAGGGAGATTTTTTCTTTCTTTCGAAGAGCCGGAGAGAAGATCCTGTCGATTGTCTCGACGGCCACAGGCTTGCAATCCGAATGAGATTCCTTGAATTCTTTGTTTAAAGATGAGGATGTCTCAACGCATCCATGGCTTTGATCCGGGATGTAAAGCATTGATGTACCATGCCTGCTGCTTAGTGCAGTAGTTGATACGTCTATTTTTGATGAGAAATCATTAATTGAGATATTCTCAAGGAGAATTGGGATTATCTCTGGATCCGGCTCGAATGCATATATTTTGCTTTCTGATACGGATGCTGAGAGTAATGAATAAAACCCCGTATTGGCTCCTACATCGATTATCGCGCCAGTTGCTAACTGAGAAGCCCTGTTGAAGAACTCTGGCATTGGTCGCTCAAAAGACTTCCATCCTGAGTGTTCAAGAGTTGATGAAACCTGATCATATTTATTTGGCTTTGACATTCTGAATATTGGATCAATGATCATGTTTCTTCCTTGTTAACTGATGGTTTGACATGCGGTATGTATCAGAATTTACAACATGAATCTCGGTGAATCCATACTGGCAAAATTAACCGAATGGATTTGCTACCAGTCCCAGGTGATGAGCTATGCCCCTTACCGAAGCGCAGCTCCTGCGCATTCTCCCTAGCGCCGGCCCTCGAGCCGGCGTTTTTGTGCCTGCGCTGAACCGAGCCATGCAGCGCTACCGGATCGACTCGCCAGTGCGCCAGGCTGCGTTCCTGGCGCAGATCGGCCACGAGTCGGGGCAGCTGCGCTATGTGCGCGAGATATGGGGCCCTACCGCAGCGCAGAAGGGCTACGAGGGCCGCAAGGATCTGGGCAATACCCAGCCCGGCGACGGCAAGCGGTTCATGGGCCGCGGCCTGATCCAGATCACCGGCCGGGAGAACTACCGGAAGGCCGGCGCCGCCCTGGGCCTGCCGCTGCTCGACCAGCCTGAACTGCTGGAGCAGGCCGAGTGGGCCGCGACCTCTGCCGCTTGGTGGTGGGCGAACCATGGCCTGAATGAGCTGGCCGATGCCGGGCGCTTCGAGCAGATCACCCGAGTGATCAACGGCGGCCTGAATGGTCAGGCGGATCGCCTGGCGCTGTGGGGGCGGGCAAAGGAGGTGCTGGCATGACCTGGCTGCTCAGCTACTGGCGCCAACTCCTGATGGTACTGATCATCGCCGCCGTGGGCATTGGATGCTGGCGCCACGGCGTAACGACGACGGATGCAGCCTGGCAGGCTAAGTGGGACCAGCACCTGGCCGCCGATGCCGCGGCTACCGCCCAGGCCCAGGCCGAACAGCGCGTCATCGAGCAGAACCGCCAACAGTCCATCAACAAACTCGCCGAGGACGGCCAACGTGCAATCGACAAAGCTCAAATGGATGCTGCCGCTGCTCGTGCTTCTGCTGGCAGCCTGCGGGACGCCGCCGACAAGCTCGCAACCCGACTGGCAGCAAGTGAAGCCCGCGGCGATACCTGCACTGCCGGAGCAAGCAAGGCAGCTGCCGCTGCAGCCCGAGTGCTCGCCGACGTGCTCAAGCGCGCTGACGAAAGAGCGGGGCGCCTGGCAGACATTGCTGACCAGTCCAGAGCCCGGGGGCTAGCCTGCGAGGCGGCGTATGCCGCGTTGCGCTGAGGTATGTCGTGCGGTGCGCCCATCATTCTGCTTCTGCCAGGCATTCCAGGGCGAACTGGACTGTGTACGGTGCGGAGCGATGGAGAGGGTGGGATTCATCGCGCAGGTAGTTGCGAAAGCCCTCCCAGCTCAGACCAAGCAATTCGGCTGCCTGGCGCTGACTCTTGCCGGACCGTTCAACCAGCCCGCGCAGGTAGCGCGGGTTTGGGTTATGGTTGGAAGCGTCAGGTTTCCGCACGGTACTTCTCTGCTGCAATGGCATCGTTCCTCGCAATGGCTACGATGTCCGGTCTGCATGCCCATATGTAGCGCAGGCCCTTTTCCACTGCTTCCTGCTGTGTCTTGCTGACGGTCCCGCGAAGAGCCAAGCCGTCGTCATGCTCGATCAGTTCGACGTTACCGTATTGGATGTCACCTTCCGCGCCGGCATTGTCGATGCCCCATGCCCAGCCCGAATCAGTCGTTTCCAGCACGATGAAGCCGCGCATGTAAAGCTCAATGTCGGCGCGTGAAACGGCCATGTCAGGCGTCCTCATATTCCGTTCGGCGAATTTTCTGCGACTCGTCGATGAGCGCTAGCCATTCATCTTCGGTCAGATCGTCGGTATCCACCACGCATTCGCGACTCAGCAGCCCCAGCATGATCCGCCCGTCCAGTTCATCGGCCTCAGTCCCCATCAACTCAGCGACCTGATAGGTGGTGGTATCGTTGGTGATCTTCATGGCTTCGTTCCCTGTCTTCGCCTCGCCACTGTGGTGGGTTTCTTAGGTCAGGCGACCTGAAATTCTTCGCCGTCGAACTTCGCGGCATGGGCTTGCACGTAGGCGTCGAGAAACTCCTGATCGTTGGTCCACTCTTGAGCGCTGTGCAACTCCTCTCGAAGCTCTGCGTCCATCAGATTTACGGCGGCGTCGAAATCAATCTGCTGGCCGTTCAGGGTGACTTTTGACAT